AGCCAGCGCCGGCAGGTCGGCACCCGGATCACCTCGCCCGGGCGCAGCGAACACAGCGCCTCCATCCCGTCGCGACCCAGCAGCGCCTCGGCCTCGCTGCGCCCGCCCGGGTCACGCGCCAGATAAAGCCGCGATCCGCCGAAACTCAGCAGCAAGGCCACCGCCCGCTCGGGGCCGAGCAGATCGACATAGGGCGCCACATGCGCCGGCGGGCGCGGCAGGGCTGTCATTCCGGGCGCTCGCGCCGCACCCGGCCGAGGCGCGGATCGGGGCGGTTGACTTGCAGGACCGTCGTTACCACCCCGTCCCGGATCTTGTAGGAGAACCCCGCCACCACCACGCCACAGGCGCCGGGATGGTCCTGCGCCAGATCGACCTTGTGGCCGATCTCGCGGCGCACCGCCTCCACGTCCAGCCCGAGCACCCGTTCGAGGTAACGCAGCACCGCATGGTCCGAGACCGGGGTCAGCGGCTTTTTCATCGCGGGGTCTCCCCGGTCTTGCGTTCCGTGGCGATACCCTCGCGCCGGCACCAGTCCTTCAGCGCCCGGGTCACGTCGCTGATCTGGCGGGCATCGCGCAGCGCGTCGATGTCGATCGGCACCGACTGCCAGGTGCCCTCGAACCGCGACCGCACGAAGGCGTTCAGCCCGGCCCGCGAGGGCGAGGTCAGCTTGCCCGCCCGCCCCAGCAGCCCCCACAGCACATGCACATAGCGCAGATCGCCGCGCGGCGCCGGCGGGTGGGCTTCACGCCCCGTTGAACCATGCTTGAAGCCGTCGGCTTTCAGCCGCTCCAGCAGGCGCCGCAGGTCGGCCTCGTCCATGTCGGACATGCTGGATTTGCCAGTCACCACCAGTTGCAGATCGCGCCGCGCCTCGCCGTCGATCCCCAGATCGCGGCAGGCCACATGCACCGTGCGCTGCAAGGCGCGGAGTTTCGGGGGGACGGTCATGCCAGCGTCCTCGCCTTGCGAGGGCGCGCTGCCCGGCAGGGGCTTCGCTTGAGAAGCTCCCGAGAGGATGCGGCCCCCCTTGCAGGGGGCCGCGTCAGATCTTGATTGTGCGCGTCAGCCCTGGGCGCGGAAGTGCTGCAACGCCTCGGTCGCCGGCTCCAGCCGGTCGTAAACCAGCCGCAGCATGTATTCCAGCCCGCGCCGGTCGCAGGGCTCGTCGCACATCGACAACAGGCTGACGATGCCGCCAAGCGCCAGCGTCGCCTCATGCGCCTGGTCGCGGGGATCGGGGCTGTCGTTACACATCGCCATGGTCTCCGCCCATGAACTCCAGCGCATGGCGCGTGATGTCGCCGCTGATGGCCGTGCACAACTTCACGGCCTCTTCTTCCGACCGGCAATGCTTGGCCACCAGCGCCCCGAGCGTGACGCAAAGCGCGACGTTGACCGCATTGGCCTCTTCGCCGTTGAGGATCGGCATCATCTTGTGCATCAGTTCCAGGCCGCGCAACTGGCTGGGGGTGAAATCGTCCATTTACGCCTCCAGTCCCAGCAGCAACTGCCGGGTGTCCTCGGCGTGATCGTCCAGCCACGCCTTGTTGTCCGCCAGCTTGCGCAGGATGTATTGCGGCACCGGCACGGCGGTGAGCGGGATGTAGCCGCGCGCGCGGATGGCCTGCACCTCGGTCACCAGTTCCGGGTTCGAATAGCCGAACCGTTCCCGCAGCGTGGTATAACTCCACCCCTCGGCCGCAGCGGTCATGATCCGCGACCGGATCCGACGGGCCTCGATATCGGCGTCGCGGTCCACCGCCAGTTCGCGGCGCATGGCGGTTATCAGCGCCTCGCGCTGCTCGATGAAGGCGCCGATCACGACAACGCCGATCTGTTTGGATCGCTGCGACTTGAGCAGAAGCGGCACAATCATCGCCGCCAGTTCCGTGAAACCGTAATGCGTCAGATCCGTGCGTTTTCCTTGGGAAGTGGTGCCGCTGCGGCACCACTTCTCTGCATACTGTTGCTCTGTCAGTTCGATCAGAGACCCGCCCGGAAACAGGTCCCAATTGCCGCGGACGCGGCGCATCAGGTTCTTGGCCGGGGTCTCGAAGACCTCGGCAACGTCCGGTGCCAGCATGATCGGCGGCAGATCGGCCAGGGTGGAAATGCGGGATTGAACCCCCGCAATGGTGGGAAGTGTGGTGTCCGTAGACATGGTGGATCGCTCCTGTGGTTACGCGGAAGAAAGTCTCCCGGGTGGTTGCAGACCTGCCACAGGACAGGTGGGCGCCTTTAGGCCGAAGCCCTGGACATGCGCGCCCGTTAAACACCCGGAAGCTGGTCATCTCGTCTGAGAAGCCGTCTCGGGGCGTAACCGCCTGTGGTTGGTCTGTTCGCCGCGCAGCTGCAACACCGCTCGGGAACGCCTCCACATTGCGGCGGTTCGCCGGAAATGTCAAACTGCTCGTGAAGCAGGAGTTCCAGTCATGAAGCTGACAGCAGTCGCCACAGTCGCCGCCCTCTTTGCCGGAACGGTTCCCCTTCCCGCCGATCCGTGGGACGAAACCAAAGAGGCGGGCTGCCTTGGTCTGTTGGTCGCACTCGATGAAGCAAACCTGCTTCGACCGGAAATCGTCACCTACATGACCGGTCTCTGGGACGGCGCGCTTGCGAGTGGTCGTTTCGACGAACATGCCCTCGAAGTCGCCTATTGGAAGCTCTGCAAGGAAAACCCCGGGCGAAACATCTACGAGACGTTCACCGCAGCAATAAAGGCGGCTGAAAACCTTCCCTGACGTCGAACCCTCTCCCGCCGCCGGGGAATGCGCGCAGCACTCGACCCGGCGGGGGACAGGGATGTTCACGATGTCAAACAGCGGCTCCAGCCCCCGACAGACCACACCGCCCGGCCCGCGATCAACATCAGATCGCGCTTGACAGCCCTGTCCGGCGGCGAATCGCGGGTCGGCCATGGCTCAGTGCCTCCTCTTTGTGTGATCGCCGGAAACACTGTAAATGCTGGCCTCTGCCATCGGGCCAGCCTCCAGACTGACCAGCACTGGTCTGATCCATTTCGGTCGATAAGCCTGAGCCCCTTTAGGTCCGTAGGGCTGGCGGCGCCAATGGCCGCGCCGCCAATGAGTGCGGCTCGATTTTCGCGCGGCGGCTTCCAAATTCTCCTGCCCTGCTGACCGGCATGTTTTCCCGGGGTATTCCAGATGCCGGACAGGCAACTCACCGCGTTGGAAGTGCTCTTTCTTGTTCTTTTTCGTGACCTGAAACCTCGTTCCCGACCAAACCGTTTTTCCGATCATCTCGGCCGGGGCAGACGACAAAAGGCACAGCACATTGCCCGCGAGTTGGAGCGCATCTGACAGAAATGGCCCCGCTGATTTCAATTCGTCGAGAAGTCTCTCCTGGCCGGTGGTCTCCACCGCGTGCGCAACCGAAGCTATTGTTCCAGTCGCGGCACTCGCTGCCTGTTCGATGACCTGCCGAACTTGTGGGATGCGCCGCTCCACGGCCTCGATCTGCGAGCCAAGTGCTGCGTTCAGCTTGACTCCCGGCTCTCTATCGAGTTCAAACGAAAATCCCAGATAAGGCGAGAACTCGACGCATTCATCTTGCAGCGTGGAGAAACACAGCCTGAATTGCAGACGTTCGTCATTCTGTCTTGCCCAAATCCCAACGAGATCACGCCCAGGCGCCAACGGTACCGGCGTTGCAAACGCCGCGTAGAGCATGGGATATGGCAACCTGATGTCCGATACTTCCACGTCACCGAGCCCTGAACGCCGCAGGTCGCCAACGATGCTGTCTGACAAAACGAAACACTGGCGGCCGAACCTCGTGAACGCCGCTACGCGCTCGATTTCTTCAAGGTACTCGAAAAGGAAATCCACCCGGGCGGGCCGCTGCTCGACGGGAATGGTATCGAGGCGACTGTTCCACGCGGTCGCGATCTCAGATAAACTGAGTTGAAGAAGGCCGAAGCCCATGCTCTGGAGTGTCGCATCGCCGCCCACCTCATCAGCGAGAACCAGTATCAGCCTGCGGAACTCCGGAAACACCTTGAGCAATCGTGCTGGAATGATAGTCATCGTCCCCTCCCTCACGCCTTCGCCAGGTCGATGGCGATCGGTGCCCAGGCCCCGTCCGGGGTCTCGCGGCGATAGCAGCGGACATAGACCCGGCTGCCCACCACCCGCATCGCGGCGCGGATCGCATCCATCGCCCGGCGCCAGCGCGGATCCTCGATTTCCAGCCTCAACAGCATGAAAACCTGCGAGCGATTGATCTGGCCGGCCCGGTCGGTATTGAAGGCCTGCGTCACCAGTACCCGCACTTCGTCGCGGGCATCCGCCGACCATTCGTTCAGGCACTCGTCGACCAGTTCCTTGGCGATCTGCAATTGCGGGCCGAAGTCGATGCAATCGGCGACCTGCACCTGCACCTTCATCAGCCCGTCATGGCTGAGCAGGGTCTTGTTGCCCTTGGCGCCGCCCTTGGTGGCGCCGTATTCCTGCGCCAGGATCGCCTCGAACGCGCCGATATCCTCGAAGGTATGGGCCTTGAACCGCGCCACCTGGTCGGACAGCGCCAGAGCGTAGCCGATGATCCTGCGCACCGTCTCGTCCTCGAGCTGATCCTCGGGCCGCACCAGATCGACCGGCACCAGCCCGCCCTTGGCATCGGCCATGTAGATGCGCCCGTTGACCTCGATCCGGCCATCGGGCACCGGATGCGGTTGGAATTCACTGGTCATGGTTTTGGTCTCCTTGTGGTTCTGAACATCGGGGTTTCGTTTACGTCTGCGGCCTGTCCCGGCTGCGGCAGCAGGCCCGACAGCACGGCGACACCGGCCAGCGCGTCGATCTCGTCCATCGAACACAGGGTGGTGCCGCGCGGGCCCAGCCGATCGACCTTGTGGACCGCACTGGCGGCCAGCCGCAGCATCTGGTCGCGGTCAAAGCGTTCGGTCATGGCAGCTTCCTCGCATTCACCGGGCAGCGGGTGCAGGCGCGGTACATCCGCACCCGTTGCGAGTTGCGGCCGGAAAAGTCGCGCGCCTTGTCGCGCCACTTCTGACACTGGTCGGTGGCGATCTCGCCGAGCGCCGGGCAGTCCACGGTGGCCTGCATGAAGGCGCCGCGGACCAGTTCCTCGACCGCGTCCAGATCGCCGAGATACTTGCCATGCAGCACCTGGCTGACCAGCGAGGCATGGCGCCCGATCCGGGCCGCCACCTTGGATTGCGATGTCGCGGCCGAGGCTTCGGCCAGCGCCTCGACCCAGTCGGGGATATCGGCGCCCCAGGCAGCGCGCGCGACAGCGACCGGCCCGCTCATGCCCGGCCCTCCAGCGGATGCACGGTGCCGGTGTTGGGATCGAACACCTGGCGGACGCGCTGGATCATCGGCGGCTGCGGCCCGGTGTTGCGCGCCAGCCGGTAGATCGCCTGCGACCGCCCCGGCACCGCCTTGCGCACCACCCGCAGGAAGCGGGCGCGAAACAGCATGCTGCAATAGCTCCGGGCCGTTGCCTCGGTGACCGACACCGCGTCGGTGCACGAATACGCGGCGATATCGCGCGGCGAGAACTGCGCCAGCATCCGCATCGACCGCCACATGTTCTCGACGCCCGCTCCTTGCGTGACCGGCTGGCCGGCGCGGTTCAGGCGCGGCGCGTGACGCGGCAGGGCCTCCCGGGTCAGCCGGTACGCCCAGGCCCCGTGGTCGCCCTCGGTGCGCTCGCCATAGCCGCCGGCGACCAGGCATTGCAGGTAGCTGGCGATGGTGCGCCGATCCATGTCGGTG